ACTGTTGTAGGCCACGTCATCATGACTTCATACAAGAATGGTTTAGACATGGCAAAACCATCTCTCTTAACTCTACCGATAAAGTCTTGAATCATCTAATCATTCTCCTACTATCCTTAAATACTGTCTGTTCGTTGTTGTTCATCCATCCCTGAACAGGAAGAAATATTGCTTGAAACCAATCTTCAGGTTTTACCCATAAAAATCTAGTCTTGACCCTACCCAATATGTATTGCTTAATGCAAGGCCGGACTTCAGGAAATTTAGCTGCATTCTGCAACAACTTCCACGACACCAAGAACTTAGATTTATCATCAAGATTCTTGTTATTTACATGATTCATCAATTTACTCAGTAGTGATAGCCTATATTTTGGAGGCAAATAATGTAGGTTTAGGCCAGTCATATGATTGCCTTGAATGTTGAAAGGTAACACTAACGGAAACTTATCCCAGTATGGCAAAGTGTCACGATACTTTGCATCATAATAGAAGAAATACATTTGACCTGGTAGTACTTTATTCGTCAATTGTGTGGGTGTGTCTTGAATCAATTTGAACCCTGTCAATCCACGGGCAAATTGCGTCACATTAGTTTGAAACCACTGAACAGACTTTTGAGGTGAATAGTTTGGATTGTTACGAATTGTCTCAAATATGTTCATACTTTCAATTCTCTTTCAGTAAAAATTTTGAACTCAATGCCCTTTGCTTTGGCGAATTTTGTTGCTGCTTCCCATTTTGCCTTGTTGACCTCATATGTCATTACCTCAGTCAAAAACTGCTTGGTTTTGCGCTTCTTTGGCGCCGGTGGCTGAGTTTGTGCAAAAGGTTTGACCTCAATCAACCATGTCTTAATCTCACCAGTTTTTGTCTTAAATTTGACCAAAATATCCACAAAATACCTATGCACTTGATTATCCACTGGAGATACATAAGGAATCACTATCTCTTCACTGTTCCAAAGAATGAACGAAGGGTTATTGTCAATGAAACAAAACAATTTTTTCTCCCACGAGCTCCTTACCCAAATATTGTTAAAGTCACCAGCATATTTCTTTGGATTTTTTGGAACCCATCTATAAGGGGTCGGATATTTCGACATGATCAATAATTTCCTTACGTGCCATGTGAGTTTAGACATAAATAATAGGTTATATTTATTTATTTATTGGGTTTCTTCCTATGCTAGACCAATCAATTACTACTAATTTTGGTGAATCTACTGTCAATCGTTCTTATAGAATGATGGCATATCCAAGTGATTTGGGTGATCCAAGATATCCACACTTCATGATCTTTTACATCAATCAGAACACAAGATCAAAACACTATAAACAAGAGTCCACCTATAACCCACCCACAGACGGGCAAAGTAGACCTTTGCAAGAAAATACAGGAAATCGAATTGGCGTGGTCCAAGAGGCCGGAAGTGTTGCACAAAGTCTAGGATTTAGGAAACCCTATAAAAGAATGAAGGAAGCTATAGCACTACCAATACCCAACAATATTCAAGCATCCTATGGTATGAATTATACTGAATCTGAAGTCAATTGGGTAGGCAATACTGTATTAGCTAACGGCGGTGAGTTTGGTGAAGCAGGAGGTGCCATAGGTGAAGGCAATGTGATTGAGGGTATCAGTAAAATATTGCAAGGTATTGGACTTGGGCTAGAAGTTGCTGGTCGTAGAACTGTGGGACTAGCCTCCAATTTGGGTATCTCCGGAGATGATGCTGCCATTATGGGTGGCATCACTGGTAAAATTGACAATCCCAGAACAGAATCTTTATTCAAAAGTACCAATATCAGAACACACAATTTCCAATTCTCTTTTATGCCGCAATCAAAAGAAGAAGCAAAAACCATTCTAGATATCATCAAGAAATTCAAAATGCACATGCATCCTGAAATTGAAGCAGATTCAGTCAATTCATTTTTGATTGTGCCTGATGAATTTGACATTGAATTTAGATATGACCAAGAAGCAAATACTTCAATTGCTAAGATTGCGACTTGTTTTCTTGAAGCTGTCGACGTCAACTATACTGGTACTGGATCATGGGTGGCATTTTCAGGGACAGATTCTCCTATTAAGATTGACTTTTCATTGAGATTCCGTGAAATTGAACCTTTGACAAGAACACAAATTGAACAGGGATTCTAATGCTTAACAAACTTCATAACGTCTTATATGACTTCACCATAAATTCTGATACTACAAAGCAAGTGTATGCAATATCAGACTTGACCACTAGAGTCAGTACCTATGCTTCAGTTAAGAACATGACTTTATTGTGCAACTCATACACAATATCCAATAATGAAACCCCTGAAGAGATTGCATTCAAAATATACGGTGACCAAAATCTTCATTGGACAATCATATACATCAATGGAATCACAAATCTTCTAACTGATTGGCCATTAAATGCTATGACATTAGCCAAATATTGTGAAGACAAATATTCAAATGTCAATGCTATTCATCACTACAAAGTGTTATCCAATGGTATTGTGGGTACTCCCAATGATCTACAATTCCTTACTGATAAGTTTGGAAGTGATAACATTGTTGCAATAACCAACTTAGACTTTGAAACTGAAGAGAATGAGAAGAAAGCACTTATTCAAGTGATTAAGCCTGAGTATATTTCCGGCTTTGTAACCAACTTTATGGACAATTTAGCCAAGTGACTACAGGTATCCAATATGCAGGTGAAGTGAAGTTCACCAAACTCAATCTAATCACTTATGGTGAGTCTAAAGGTGTAGATATTACCAACATGGTGTATCAGATGGAGATATATGAAGACATATATTCATCAACCATGAGTGGTTCTGTAGTCATTATAGACACTAGAAACATGGTTAATACTTTTCCAATTATTGGGGAAGAGGTGCTAGAGTTGGAATTTGAGACCCCAACACTAGGAAAAAAGTTTAAGAAGTTTTTCTATGTCTATAAACTCACTAATCGCAACATTCAAGGTGATAAAAAGACTGGATATCAACTCCATTTCATTTCAATTGAAATGCTCAGTGACATGAATAAACGACTGACCAGATCCTTTTCAGGATTCACTCATGACATTGTTAAGAACATTTATGAAAATGAGTTAAAGGATGAATCAGACAACAAATCATTGATATTCAGTGAAAGCTCCAACAAGATCAAGTATGTCAGTAACTTCTGGAACCCTCTGAAAAATATTGCCTATGCTACCAAAAAGTCAATGAGTAAAAAGACTTATCAGCAATCAGACTTTTTGTTCTATGAATCCAAAGACGCCTTCAATTTCGTCTCATTGAGTGAGTTAATGGAAAGATCTCCTGTGTTTGACTATTGGTATGATAGGCATGGCTTACGGAAAAAAGAATCTACGGGTTCAGTCAGAGACATAGAACGTGAATATCACACTGCTTTTGATTTGGATTTTGGTAATGCGTTTGATTACATGGACAGACACATGAAAGGTACTTTTAGTCACAAAGTGATTGAACATGATCTTCTGTCAAAGACTGTTTCAAGTAAGGTGCATAACTACTGGTATGATTGGGACAAGTCTGCACATTTGAGTAAAAGACCGATCGTCAGTAAGTTTATTTACTTCAATGACGAAGATTGTGTCATTGATAACTACACTAAAGTAAATGGTTTGCATGAAGGATCACAGGATCGTGGTGGTGAAATTATGACTAAACGATCCAGCCTCTTATCTCATACTGAATTATATAAAATACGAATATCAGTACCCGGTAGAACTGATATTCAAGTAGGTGATACAGTCAATTTCAAGATGGGTGTTTATAAGCCTATTCAAGAGACTAAGAATGAGGACCCATATTTTAGTGGTAAATATTTAATTGCAAGCATTCAACATCAACTGACACCAGTGCAACATCAGATGGTTTTGGAATTGGTAAAAGACGGTATTGAAGCAGATGCTTATGAATTCAATAAAGGAATAGGTTAACATGACTAAGATGTGGATGGGTGTTGTAGAAGATAGGATGGATCCTAAGGAACTTGGTAGATGCCGTGTTCGAGTTGTCGGACTACACACTGACGATAAAGCTAAACTTCCTACTGAAGATTTACCATGGGCATATCCAGTGCAGCCCATAACAAGTGCAGCCATGAACGGCATCGGTCAGTCACCTATAGGTGTTGTTGAAGGCACTTGGGTAGTGGTATTTTTCAAAGATGAACCAGATAACCAACAACCATTCATGCTTGGGACTGTTGGTGGAATCCCTGTGAGTAAATAATGATAAATCTATCATCTCTAGCATCAGGTCTTGTCTCAACAGCATTGACTGGACTCAATTCCATCATATCAAGTCTAACCAAAATTGATGCTTCCAAATTATTATCAGATAGTGCGTCGGTAATTAAGAACGTCAACCCAGAGACTGTTAATGCACAGTTGCAGCAACTTGACACTTCACAATTCAAGGCAGTCATGGAGCAAATGCCTTCAGTCGACTTGCAAAAAATGCTACAGAACATGGACATTCCTGAAGTGTCAGATAAGATTAAGAATTGCACTCCAGATGAAGTTAAAGCTATGGTGCAGTCAGGTGAGATCAGTCCAGCACAAGTACAAAATCAACTTTCATCTATGGATCAAGAGAAGGCAAATCAAGTTTTGTCTTCTGTAGATACTAGTACAATTCAGAGTAGCATTATCACAACTGTTGCTACTACTGAAGGAACATTGAGGACAACTGAACCCCATCCAACTTGCCTAAATAAAGCAAAAGCACAGGAAGGCATCAATGCAATCATCAGTGCTTGTAATGCTGCAGGTTTAACAACACCAAATTCTATTGCAACCTGTTTGGCTATTGCTGGAGGAGAATGTGGTTGGGTTCCGCAGAAGGAAAACCTAAACTATAGTGCAGTAAGACTTCCTGCAGTTTGGAGAACATTCAGAGAAAACCCTTCATTAGTTTCTACCTGTACTAATAACCCTCAAGTGTTAGCCAACACCGTATATTGCAATAAGAATGGCAATGGCAATTATGAATCAGGTGATGGATGGAAGTATTGTGGGCGTGGTATGGTGCAGCTGACAGGCAAAGCAAACTACAAAGAATTTGGTGACAAATTGGGAATCGATCTTGTCAATAATCCTGATCTATTGTTATCTGATGTTAATGCTTCAGCTAAGGTTCTAGTTAAGTATGTGAAAGATCGTGTCAAACTAGAACCATCTGATCCTGCTTTCTTCCAAGTTGCCAAAATGAAAGTAAATCCTGGAGCATCACCAGCATTGGATGCCAAAAAGGATCTCTATTATGAGTGGTTCTATGCACCTGGTACTGTAACATCAACAAATAAGACGGGTGAACAAGTTGATGATGCAGCTAAACCAAGACCAAATGAAACGTCTTCTGAAACAAGGCTGACACAGCAAAAACCAACCACAAAAGGGTTCAAAGACCCAAACGGCAAATATCCATTATCAGATCACCTAAATGAACCAGATACCAACCGTTTAGCTAGAGGTGTCAGTAAAGGAACTGCAGTTCAATATAAGGACAGACAACGTTTAGTTAATGCGGCTGCTCCATTCGATGCTAGCTGGGACCAACCTGCTAATCCATACAATGCCAAGTATCCATTCAATCATGTACTTGAAACTGAATCTGGACACCTACAAGAGTTTGACGATACTCCTGGTAATGAGCGTATTCACCTATATCACCGTAAGGGTTCTTTCATTGAGATTGATACCAATGGTACTCAAGTCAATCGCATTGTAGGTGACAGTTATAGCATCACTGATCGTAACGGATTTGTGTATGTGCAAGGTGATGCTACTGTCACTGTCATGGGCAACATTAAGATTATCTGTCAGTCAAACGCACAACTTGAAGTATATGGCGACATTGAAGCCGAATGTCATGCCAGTGCAGAAATAGGTGTAGCCAAAGATGTGCATTTGAATGTAGGTGGTGATGTAAATGCTTATGTATATGGTAATATGCATACCACAGTTGAGAGAAATGTTAAACACATTATCAAAGGCGACATGCAGACACATGTCTTGGGTAATTATGAACTGACTGTAGATGGCGTGTCTAATGTCAAATCTGTGGGCAAGGTTAGTGTTAAGTCTGATGCTATGGTTGCAGTTGATGGTGACACAATTCATTTGAATTCAGGCTATTCAAGTTCACCTGCAGAAGTGATACCTTTTAATTCTATCAATCGTACTCCCCCACTTATTGGTGCTTTGGGTGATGTGGGAATGAAGCCATTGGAACCTCCAATTCGTAATCATGAGGAAATGGCGCAATATGAGACCACTGAAGATCTTGCAGCAGACACAGATAAAGCGGCGTCTAAGATTGCAGAAAACAACATGGTTAAATCTGATGTTGTAGTTGAATCAAATGTAGTAACAACAGGTTCTGGAGGTATTTTAGTGGACAGTAACGGCAACCCAGTAACAAGTGGTGGTTCTTCAGACATTCTTGACTTCAAGAAACAAACTCCTAAAGTTCTCAATGAAAGCGACATTCGTAATATGACTGACTTCCCAATGTCTCTAAGACTAACTTCTAGAGTAAAGTTGGGTGACCTTATTAAGCCAGGTAATACGTTACAACCTATGCATGGCAAGTCAGTTCAAGACATTGTTGTCAACTTAACAAAATTGGCAGAAACCATCATTGAACCTATCTTTGATATGGTTGGTGTGAATGGAGTT